GAGTCGTTTGATGTTATTGGAAGCGTGATTAATCGGGCAAATTATCAAGGTTACGAAGTCATAAATGTTGGCTTTGATGATGTTCCACCGTTTGTTATTTATTTGGGGTAGATTATGATTTACTTAGGCTTATTTTTAGTAGCACTACCATTTATAGTCTTATTTGTAGCTATTTGGCATTGTGAGGGGGTCGGGGTTGCAATTTCTATATATGCAATTGTAATGGCAGTTATAAGCATTATGTTAATTGGTATAGAAATAGTTAATAATAATATTTAGTCTTAAGCCAAACTGTATCCAACAACACAGCGGCAATTTATAATCTCTTTGCCGCTGCCGTTTGGGTCGCCTGGATGCAATAGCAAATCAGTACCAACGGCAAACAATTCACCTTTGCCGACCTTCTGACCGTTAGATGCTAAATGCGTTAACCTTGTGCGCTCGGTTAGCGCGCTGATCCACTCTTTCTTTATATTACTCCTAACAGTACTGACAGCCTTTTCAGCGCTTGCATTTGCCGCGCTGTGCGATTCTGTGCGTGCAATCATTCGACCTCTAAAGCGTGACAGATTGCCGCCTTGCTCGGCTATTCTTTGTTGTATTAATATTCCAGTTCCTCGCTCGTCTAATCCTTCTTTAACTGAGTCCTCCAGTGCAATCCTGATTATTTCAAGCGCTTGCACGCTAGTTGTATTTGATATCTGTGTAACTCTTAACCCTGCAACCCATCGCAACCACAACGCCATTTGCGTATCAAAATAAGGCGTCATAGGCACTTTTTTAATTTCATTCTCTGCCAGTGCATCAAGCATTCGTTGACCAAATATATTGTACGATACTGTATATAACTTAATTAACAGCTTGTGCAATCTGGTTTGATGTATTTCCATCATTTGCGGCAAGTCTTCATCGTTAGTATTTGCAATTGATTTCATTGCTCGCAATATTTCACGGCTGAATGCGGTTTCGCTTTTGTTAGCTAGGTCAAGTATTCCAGCTTCTAAAATACGCTGTTCTTGTATTGGGGTGTATCCCGTAATTAGTTTACGGGCCATATGTAATCGTACCCATTAACTTTTTAACCGCGTTATTAACAACCTCGTCCTCAGTAACAACATCGGTCTGTTCTTCCTGTTGAATTTCTGGCAACTGGTCATCGTCAAAGCCTAATTTAAGCCTGTCGTTTATTGACTTAGCATCAAACCCAATTGCCTTTAACTTAACAGCATTGTCTAGCTTTTCGCCGTAGTTTTCTTGCAATGCCCTAATGTTTGACAGGTCGTATTCAATACAAAACTCTGGGCCAAACTCACCCGCTAGTTGCTTGTTTAACTGCGCACATATTAAGTCTAATTGTGGGATTATAGTATTTGTCCACAATTGCTTTAGCATTGTCTCTGCGTTCGACAGATTGACATTTTCAGTTAACCCCAAGTCGCTTAGTGACATACCAAACGCGGCTGTTATTTCTGACCATATCTTGCTTTTACTATTTGCAAAATCCATTTCAACAGCAGTTGTGTTTAGTATATTAACCTTACCACTTGTTACTAATGGCTTGCGCGCGTTATCATTCCCACCGTTTCGGTCTATAATAGCCTGTTGAATTGCCGCTGCATCTTCTGAGCTTGTTTCTGCTGGTACTTCAACGTGTAAGTCTGTAACACCCCTATTCTCAAAGGAGCGCTTTTGCCATTCACCAGCCTCGCGGTCAATGTCGGTTGCTCGACCCGCTGACATTAGAACAGGCATACCAAAATAACGGCTGTTTGGGTTCGGGTTTTTCAATTGGATCATGTCAGCAGATTGAATCGTGTATTTTTGCGCACTATATTCTTGGTATTCAAACTGGTCAATTAGATTTAATTTACCGGGCTTTATCTTCATAAACTGACTAGGCAAAACCCAAAGCTGAGTCGGCAAGTTCCGAGCGCCAGCCTTAACCTCTGATACAAAAGCACTGCCAGATAAATCCATCATTTGGCTGATGTAATACAGCAACTCAAGCATTGATTGTTCTGGGTTGGGGTTATCAAGTAGCATTTGCAATGGTGTGCCAGGTGCATACTCTGTCGTGCCGTCTGATAACTTTCTGTATGCTTTAAAAGGCACTGATGATATTAACTTGGCCCTCTTTTCAACACACGCATAAACAACAGCAGATGCATTATAGCCCTCATTAATAGCTACTTCGGCATCCCAGTTGTGGTCGTGTTTTGCAAATAGTCTCCATGTAGCAGATACCTCTGGCAGTGAAACCGACTTTATGACCGCCGCGACTTGCCGACCTATATTCGTTTTAGGATGCTGTATTAGTTTGTCTTTAAACGGCCACATTTTTAATACTCTTATTTAATTAGTTTAATTATATACTGATTAGCAAGCAAAAACAAAACTCTTGTTTCTTGTGTGATGCTCGCACGCATAACGAAGTGAATCAATGAAGTGGTTAAAATCATCGACCGGTTTATTTAGTTGCTTATTATTCTTATCTACAGCCCAGCAATAGTTGTCAAATTCGACCATAAACTCTACTAGGTGAGCGTTTACCACGATGTCAAACTCAAGTAGAAAATCTAATCCAGTACTAATGGACCCCGCACCCTTCATTGCACCCCTAACAATTACACCCTTTGTTTTTAGGTAGTCAATTGATTTAGGCTCTGAGCTATCCGCTGTTGTCATATGCCTATGCGCTAACAGCTTTTTAATGTTCACAGCTATGTCAGAGTTACTTAAACCCTTTTCATAAAATCCATCATAAACAAATATCTTTTTATTCTTAACATCAATGTATGTTTGATTGAATGCGCTGGGGTCGTTAGTATATCCAAAGTCTAGCCCTTGAACATACTCAAGCCCGTCTATTTCTTCTTGCCTGATTAGCCTAGTAGATACATTGTTAAAGACCAGTCCGTCAGCAGTACCCCAATTGCCAAGCGCATAAATAGTATAATAACGCGGGTTTGTTTTCTTCTTGTTTTCCATAACCATTTTGTATGCTGAATCAATAAAATAGTTATCTAGGTAAGTGGTTTTAAGCGTAAATACGTCTTTTATAGGGTCGTCAAAGAAAACGCGCTTGGTCCAATGTTGCTCACTAATTGGGTTAAACGTCATTATTATCTGTTTAATGTATTTAGTTTGCCCACGTAACCGTAAATCAAGCTGCTCAAAATCCTCTTGTGTTAGTTCGGTAGCCTCTTCTATCCATATTGAACTTACGCCCTCAATTGACTTCATCTTCTCGACATCATCAAGGCCGCTGAACATAAACTGTGAGCCATTTTTTTTGTATACAATAGTCTTATCGGTAAGGTTTACATTAAACTCTTCGTTTAAACCCCACACTGAAATGATGTTGCGTATAAGCGTAAAGACCGAGCGTTTTATAGTTCGGTCAACTTTTCGGATAATTAGGAAATTATGCTTTTGGTCGCTTTCTTTGAGTATTCGGTATAACATTTTACGTGCGACTATGTGCGATTTGCCGCTATTATGATGTATTGTACCGTCCTCAGATACGTAATTATTAGTGTCTAGTACTTGCATACACCAATACTCTGAAGCCTCAGATTTAACTATTGACAATACAGGGGAGGTGCTGAATAATACGGTTGATTTAACAATGCTTGGAGGTATATATGAATCAACCAAATAATCCGACGGCTCTTGCTCGATTTCAAAAGATAGTCCCGATGTGCGACGGTATTCGCTCCTCAACTGAGATTGCTGAGGCACTAAATGAGAATGCGAAATATGTACAAAAGATGATGCTAAAGTTTGACCTCCCTCGTCGAGTTCAATCTGCTGTCCCCTCTCATCGAAATGGTTTTTATAAAGTTGGTCGTCACATAAATAAGGATGGTTATGCGTCTGTAATTTGTCCGAAAAAGTGGATTTTAATGGCAAATTTAAACGGTCGAATACTTGAACATCGTCTTGTTGTTGCTCAGAAAATAAAGCGTAATCTCCTACCTCTTGAGGTAGTGGATCATATCGACGGCATTCGTCTGCATAACGACCCATTAAATCTTCGTTTGTTTTCGAGTAATGCTGAGCATCTTCGTTTAACGCTGTCTGGCAGTATTCCGAAATGGTCTGATTCTGGCAAGGTTGCGCTTGACTTAACTCGTCGCCGCTCACTAGCATATCAACCCGTTGATACTCACCTGTTGAAAGTAAGACAAGGTGATGCCCGCTTGATTGAAATACTCCGTTCGGCGTTGAAACTTGGTATAGATAGTCCTTACCTTTTGGGAACGCACCACCACTTAACGAAAGTTGGAATTGTTGACTTTTCTCGCTCCAGCTTAATACTCGCATTGGACGGTCTATATCACAAATACGCATAATCCCGTATTCTGTGTGTATCTTTGTTTCTGGATGCACACAACCCGCGCCGCCCCACGCTATCTGGTAGCGCGACTGGTCTTGAAATAAAGGCACAAACGCGGGAGATTTATCCTGTACGTGACGCCTAAATTTGGCAAGGTCTACCACTCATCCTCGCCGCTATCAATAATCTTCTCGGTAACCTCAAGTTGTTGTTTGTCAACAATACCAAGATACCGGGCCATCAATGTTGAATTTGTTTGATTAGCGGCTGCATATTCAAAGTTATGTGCAAATATATAATTACGCATATACTCGACTGCATTAACCATATCCTCGTCTTTGCTTACTTGATAGCGTTTGAATGTAGTCGCTCCAACACCAAGGAAGTTGTATAGAGACTCAAATGTCATTGCTCTAGGTTTTAGCACTTCTGAGTATTCGATTTGACCATTCACGACATGCGGCTTATTTTCAATTATGCAGCCGCGTTCGTGATGATGCTCTAAAAACTTATCAAACTCGGCAAGAATCGACCCAGAGTTGTACACTGCATGAACACCCATTTAACACTCCGACACTAGCAATTGAACTTTTGAGCATTCTGTCCTTGTCGCTGTTGCATAGTTAAATTCAACAACTGCGCGACCAACAGTAACACCCGTAATTAATGCGCTAATTATATCGCCGTCAATAACAGTCGATCCAACGGTAATTAAACCGCTCGAGCTTGCAACTGTTGCGCTAATTAATGATTGGCCAGTAGTGAAACTAGATACATCGATGCTGTACCTTTCTACCTTGCCAACATTAACCGGCTCTTGAAACGTAATCATGCAGGGAATGTAACTGTAAGTGATGAGATTGAGCTAGTTCCACCAGATACGTAATCAAGTGTTGATCCACTTACAATAACATCAGCACCAGAGCCAGCCAAGCCGACAGTAAGCGTATAAACTAAGCCGCCCGCTGTCAATGTTGCGCCGTCTACTGTTCCAGTTGCCGCTATGGTTGCATCTGCAATAGCGTTGCCTGTAATAACGCCGGTAGATGGAGCGCCGAACCCCGCTAATGTATGAGTGACTACTGTAGTGCCACCATCTAAAATAACCAATGATGCGGTAGTAAAGTCAGCAGAAAAGTCTGCTGCTCTTGCATTTCTTGCCGCTGTGTTTGCTGTTGACATTTTATATTTTCCTGTGTCGTGCGCTAGTGTATAGCGGCTGATTTGTGTTTAAAGTACGGATTTTAATTTGTGTGTTTTGGCTGTATGTAATTACCTGAGTGCCAGGCCTATAATAATACACCTGTATGCCATTGTTAGCAATAACGCTGAATGTCGGTGCTGTTACGTCAACTGTAATCTCTGCGTTTAATGTAGGTCTTGTCGCGCTGTTTAATACGCTAAACACAGGTGCATCAATACTAAAATCAATTGTAGATAATAGTGGGTTTATTAATGATGCGCTTATACTAAATATTGGCGCATCAACTAAAACGGCTATTGATGCCGATGCATTACCCGGCTCAGTTGCAGTACTTGCAATACTAAATATTGGCTTAGTAACATCAAATGCAGTGTTAACCGTAAATATTGGCACGATACTTGATGAAGTAATACTAAACACGGGCTTAGATACTGATAATGCAATTGCAGAATTAATAATTAATACTTGATTATCTGCGGTGACACTAAAAACTGGTTTGGATATTGATGCCGAAATAGCCGATGTTATTACTAATTGCCCATTCTCTGCGCTTACTGCAAATATTGGCGTGCTTATATCAACAGCTAACGCCGATGTAAATGTTGGCACGGTTATTGATGCGGTTGTTGCAAATACTGGTTTAGCTACATTAAAAGCTAAATCAGATGTAAATGCTGGTACCACTTTAGATGCCGCTGTTGCAAATATTGGCTTTGCAATTGTGTATGCGATATCTGCGCTTATTGTTACTGGGGCAACAAAGCTAGAAGATACCGAGAATACTGGTTTGGTTATTGTTGGGGCTACCGATGCGGATATTGAGCCGCCATCATCGTAATATTCCCACCAGCTATTTGCTGTACCTGAGAAATCTACTAACGTGCCATCATTTGAATTAACAGAGTCGGGCCACGTAGTTCCTGTTGATGGGAATGTTGTGTCATCTAGTGATAACCTTGTTGCTGAACTAACATCTAAAATAACTGAGTATAGATTTAAGTTAACTCTGTTGCTTGAACTAGAGCCTATCTCAAAACTTGATGATGTTATA